ATTCATTTAGGATCGGAATTCGTTAATAAAGGTATGGATTCAATTGGTGTCCGATATATTGGAGATACTTGGGATGGTATATTTGAACCGGTATATTTTAATCGGGAACTTCCTCCCGAATGTTTAGATAATGAGGTATTGCAATGCAAGAAAGACCAAAACTTAAAAGAAGAAAGAAAGCACCTATAACCTATCAAAGTGGTGGTGAAGGTTTTATAAAGTGGGTGGAAGAGTTCGTCCGGATAAAGATTTACATTGATGGGATTGCTGTCTGGTGTCCTATGAATAAATTACCCACTAAGATTAATCCAGAAACTGGAAGATGTTCCAAGGATATGTGGGACTTCCAAAAAACAGTAGCAATGTCTGCGCTTAAAATGAGTGATGGGAAGTTCATCAAAAGATTAATAGTTCTTTGTTGGATGCGAGGGGAAGGTAAATCCTTATTTGTTTGTCTTATTCAGTTATGGAAGTTTTTCAATTTCCCTGCGCAACAAATAATGCTTGGTGCTAACTCCAAAGATCAGGTTAAATTCGTCCACTATGATATTATGAGGGATATCATTCTTAATTCACCTAAGCTTGTTAAAGTTGTGGGAGAAAAGAATGTACAGGAGAAGGAAATTCGTCTCCGTAATGCTAAAGGACATATTGTCAGTATTATCAGGAGTATTTCAAGCTTTAGTGGTATTGTATCCAATATTACTGGTTACACTTTCTCTGAAATATTTGATATGAAGAATCCAAAGTTCTTTACTCAATTAGATGGATCAATAAGAAATATACCTAATGCATTGGGTGTAATTGATAGCACCGTATCTGCGAAAGATCACATCCTTTACCGATTGTTTGATACTTGGAGAAAAGGTTTAGATCGTTCTTTATTATTTTCCCATCGGGATTCTCCTAAAGCCAGTCATAAAGATTTTACTAATCCAGAAATGACTCAAGAACAATTGAACTCTTATAAGGTTAAATTCCCTTCCAGAGAGTTCGCAATGTATTTCAAGAATACTTGGGATGCTGGTTCAAAGAAGATGTTTACGGAAGATAAGTTCTTGGCTACTAAATATATTGGATTCAGAAATTCTCTCGGGGAACAGAATAAAGTTATTGCCACTATTGAAGCTCACCTTAAAGCAAGAGAAGAAAATAAAATACCATTCGATGAAGTATTTGAGGATACTACTTATGATCGGATGAATTCTGATCTCCAACCTATAGATCAAATATATGAGTTAAAAACTTCTTTCAATCAACCCAGAAGTATTACAATGGATGAACTTGAAAAATTAGGTAGGGTATACAATACTGATTTCGCTTTACAAGTTGGAGTTGATAGGGCTGATCCGATGAAACAAGATATTACACATGGAGCGAGGACTATTGTAACTTTGATAGCAAAAGGATTACCTGGTAGTAAGAATAATCCTGCTATTCTTCTTCAAGAAGATACAACAGTTATGAAGTACATGCATTTTCTTATAGCCTTAAAACATGTGGAACATAATGACATTAATACGATCAAAGAAATTATTGAAGGGTGGGTTGAAGATTATGATGGTGTTCAATCATTATGTACTGAGCGGTGGGGTATGTGGGATATCGGAGACTGGTGTGAGGACTTAGAAATTAAGTTTTTTCCACTGACAGCATCTTACCCCGTTCAGAGGGATGGATTCTCTGAACTCTTTGCTATTATTAACGAGGGAAGATTTAAGAGCCCTCCCCTTGTTGTTAGAGGTAGTAAGAATGATAGTATTTTAGAAGAAGAAGTCTTGATTTTTGATCACGATCCTGTTAGAAAGTTCTATGGCAGTCCTGAAAAGAGAGAAAAGCTTGGTGTTCAGGATGATACAATGTTTAGTATTAATTGGGGAATTTATGGAGGGAGGTTTCTTGGAGTGGATGATTTTATAAGTAGAAATGTTATTACTTCCCTTGGAGAATTCCATGAAGATAAAAAATCACTTGTAGGGAGTTATTAATGAAACAATTATCCCAGGAAGAATTTAATGCAGCAATAGATGAAATGCCGGATGATGTAATTCAATATGCGGCACAAGCTTTTGCTCCGTGGCAATCACCAGTCAAAGAAAATGGAACAGAACTTGTGGATGAAGATGGTTTTGCCATCGGTGTTTCTGTTAATGACTTTAAGCAGTTTCCACAACTTCAAAAATCATGTTGGGAAAAGTTTAATACGAATCCCCATCTGAATTCTCATGTCCGAGATGTTATGGGAAACATTACAGGGTATGGATGGGATACCGCTTCTGAGGTTGAGGAGATTGATGCTGTTATTTATGATGAAATGTATGATGTAAGGAATGAATTGTTCAAAAACATTCCCAAATACGTTGCAAGGAGTGAAATTGAAGGTGAATTATTCCTTGCTTTGACTGTTCATACTGATGGTTTTGTAGAAGTTGACTTTATGGACCCATCTTCTTTAAAAGGAGGAGGAGATTATGATTCTGGTATCTATTTTCATCCAAATAAGCTTACAATGCCACTTTTTTATTCATTTGAGATAAAGAATGGGACAAAAAAGGCAGAAACTCAACTTTTTCCGTCCATTTACATTGCTCATTACCCAGAATTTGCTAAATTAATTACAAAATCGAGCAAAATTACCAATAATATGTTAAGAACAGCCCGTTCTGGATCAAAAAAATACAAGTCTGTAGGGGGTTATAAGACGTTTATTGTTGCTTGGGATCGTGGTTTTCTTACTCCCAGGAATTTGTCGCATATATCCACAACTCTTGAATGGATTAACCATTACGTGAATTTAAAGAAATGGGAGATAGATCATAAAAAATCAGCTGGATCTTATCTTTGGGTAGTCAAATTGACTGATACTAAGGCTTTTAGGACGTGGTTAAAGATGACTGATTCCCAAAAAGCAGACACTGGATTGACTGCTAAGAAGACTCCAGGGGGTACTTTGATACTTCCACCCGGGGTTGAAATAGATGTTGTTAATCCAAGTCTTCCAAATATCTCTGAACAAGATACTGATATCATGCATATGATAACTTCTGGGCTTAATAGACCAGAAGATATGGTTACTGGACAAACGAAAGGTGATACTTTTTCTGGTATAAATGCATCCAGAGGGCCTCAAGCTGATCGTGGTCAACATGAAATAGCTTTTTTTGAACGATTTATTAAATATGATTTCTGGAGAAGTATATTTATACTTAAAAATAAGATAGATAATTTTCCTTTAAAGTATAAAGTAAGGAAAGCTTATGAATTCAAAGATAAGGAGGCTAAATTTAAGAATGTTATCTTTCCACCTTGGGAATTGATTGATTTTGATTTTCCGATGTCTGAAATTGGAGATGTTGAAGGAAAAGCCAGAGCTTATCTTGGTGTCAAGCACCCAAGTGTTGTTGAGGTTCTTGGTATACCAAGATCCATTATTGCTAAGAAACTTGGTTTTGCAAAATACATGAAAAATAGGTTGCAGTACGAAACAGAGGAAGAGGAATTACCTGATCTTCCATTGACTGCTGAATTAGATTCTATCCAAGAAGGTGCGCAAGAACCCACTTTACCAGAGAATCAAAATCAACCTGCAGATCCGAAGAAACCAGTGGATTCTGTTAAAAAAGTTCAGCTTAATAGGAGGAAAAAATGAAAGTTTTTTCAAGAAATTATGTAATTAGGCAAGGTTCTGATTTTTTAGAAGAAATTTTATTATCTGATATTTATGTAACTTTGGATGAAGCTTTAACATATACAGTTGAAGGCGGAATGAAGCTGGCTGCGGATGATTCCGAGGTTGGAGTTATAACAGGAGTACTATCTTCTTCTAATACCATTCTTACACTTTCAATGCTTGCAGTAGATACAACAGCATTAACCAGTTCAGGAAATTATAATTATGCTATTGACATTACTAATGCCGGTGTTGTACAAACTGTTATTGAAGGTACTATTTTAGTAAAAGATGATGTATCAAAAACAACTTAAATTTATTATGAAAGGAGGACACATGTGAAAAAGTTTTTAGCTTCTTTACTTAATGAACCGTGGTTGGTTGAAGAAGCATGGCTTGAAATTATGGTTCAGAGTTTCTTGGGGGATGATCTTTCTATAGATCCAGAAGCCCTGCAAGTTTTAAAATCTGAACGATTACTTGGCACACGTTCTGCTCAAGTTAGAGGATCCAAAGCGCATGTTCCAATCCATGGACCTATATTTGCTAAACCCAATATTCTTACAGAATGGTTGGGTATTGGTACTGTTCTTAGTGATGTGGTTGGAGACATCCAAGCGGTCCTTGACAATCCTGACATTGAATCCATCTTATTGGACATTGATAGTCCTGGTGGAACAGTTACTGGAATAAATGAAGCCGCCAATTTTATCAAAGCGTCTTCTAAACAAAAACCAATTACAGCTTATGTAGGTGGTGTAGGAGCTTCGGCGGCATACTGGCTTGCTTCCGCAGCGGACGAAATTGTACTTGATGCCACTTCAAGAGTTGGAAGTATCGGTGTAGTTGTTGCTTACCCAAATCCCCAGGGTGACGATGATGGATACGTGGAAATTGTTAATAGTGCAAGCCCGAATAAACGTCCAGATATATCGACTAAAGAGGGCAAAAGTGTTGTTACAAAAGAGTTGGATGATCTTGCTGATGTTTTCATTGCTACGGTTGCAGAGAATAGAGGTGTGTCTTCCAATAATGTTGTTAGCAACTTTGGACAAGGTGGAGTTTTAGTAGGTCAGAAAGCCATATCGGCTGGGATGGCCGATAGACTTGGCTCTTTTGAGGAGCTTATGGCAGATAATGAAGAAACTAATAAAGGAGATTTCTCAATGAAATTGACTATCGACAAGCTTAAAGCTGATCATAAGGATGTTTATGATCAGGTGGTAGCTTCCGTAAAGCCGGATACCACAGCGCTTGAAGCTTCTCATGCTGAGGAGATTACAGCAAAGGATTCTGAAATTGCGGACTTGAAAGCAAAACTTACAGCTTCCGAATCCAGTGCAAATGATCTAAGTGATCGGGTTGTAGCTCTTGAGAAAAGAGATACTTTGCGGGATGAAGAATCCGCAAAAGAAAAAGCTGCAAGTATTATGACAGGAGCCCTGGTTGCTTCCACCCTTCCTGAAAGACTACATGGGAAAGTTACACAGGTTGATTATAACAAACATATGACTGATGGCAAACTTGATGTTGCCGCTTATACCACTGCTGTAAATGCAGAAGTAAAAGATTGGGAAGATACGATTGGTGCAGTAGTACCACCCGTTCAAGGTGTTTCGACTCCTCCCGCTCAAGAATCTTCTGAGGATATAGAAAGTTCGGAAGCGGCTGATCGGATGTTTGGTTATGTGCAGAAAAAGAAGGAGGCGTAAGCAATGGCTATTAGATCCGATGCCCGCTTAGGCGGCGATATCCCTCAGATGAATAGAGTTCCCGAAGGTCTTGGGATTAAACCTCTATTTCACAGTGTCCGAGACATTGCTTTAATTCTTGATAAAACTCTCCAGAGTGGTTACGGTGTTCTTCGTATTGGTACCATGCTGGCAGTTAATGCTGTTACTGGACTTGCTGTCCCGTATATAACAGATGATCATCAGGATGCCAATGTCGGTCGGGCTTATCTTGTAAATGATGTGGCAAGTGCCGCTGATGTTTGCTATACCACACTTGAAGATGCTTATAAATTTCAGGTTGGTGATGAATTAATGCTTGTTAGAGATAATGGCGGTTCACCTGAGTATCATGCCGGTGGTGCGATTACTGCAATTGATGTTACAACTTATGCCAATAGAGCAGAGATCACTTTTACCACTGCAATTGGTGCCGTTACAACATATTCACTTGCCAATGATGTTAATATTTATGTCAGTTCTGGAACTACCGGGAAATACAGTATTTGTAAGTATATCCTGGATAAAGATATTGATACAGGAACTGGCGAATTTGCTGCTGGAGCACTTACGTCAGTCGTTTTACACAATGCAGTACTTTACGAATCTTGTCTTGTTAACAATGATGCTCAGGCCCTTACTGACCTGGGTGCTGTTGAAGATGGGCGTTTCGTGATATTGAAATAAGGAGGGTAACAAATGAAAGGTTCTCAAGGCATCCCCTCTCTAAAACTGGAGACATTAAATAAGCTTATATCTAAACTGGATAAAGCTCCTGATATGTTTTTCTCCAATTTGTTTCCGGTCGTTCAGTATGATTCGGATACAATTAGATGGGAAATTGAATATGGTTCTGCCGGAATGACACCGTTTGTTGCCCCTGGTTCTGTAGCTCCTGCTGTTGGAGTTGATGGTACTGGTGAAGCAAGCGCTAAGGCAGCTTTTTACAAAGAAAAAATGTACTTCGATGAAGAATTCCTCAATAACATGAGGGAACCAGGCTCCTGGGCTACTTATCAGGCTGCTGAAAGAAAATTGGCTCGTGGTACAACCAAACTGGATTATCGTATCCAGCGTAGGCGTGAATGGATGATGTCTCAAATGTTTATTGAGGGTACATTCTCTTACGTTCAGAAAGGTGGAACAAAGTTTACTGTTAATTATGGTATTCCCACTTCACATAAAGTTACTCTTACTGGTAATGATGCGTGGAATATCGATCATGCTGATAGTAATCCTGTTGAAGATATTTTTGATGCAAAAAAGATTTTGGCTGATGACGCTGGAGTGTCTTCATTGACCGCTATGTGTAACAGTGAAGTTCTCAAAGTCTTGATGTTCAAAGATACTATACAGGATCTTCTTTCAAAATCTGCATTCGGGAATGGTGATCTTTTTGCCCAACCCGCCCAGGTTCTTGGAACTTTATTGGGTGTAGGACCACTTGTGATTTATGATGATTTGTATGAAGTGCCTGCTTATCTGACCGGGACTGTAACAGGTGGTGTTACCACTGTTATCCCTGTTGATGATGCTTCTGATTTTGAAGCTGGCGGAACTTTACGCTTCTACGACATGAGTGAAGTTAATACCTGGGAAGATTGCATAATTGGTTCTGTTCAGATTGAAGCTGGTACGGTAACAGTTGACGTTGCTCCAGTTGCTTCTTATGTTGCTGGTGAAGATAAAGTGACTATGAAGAAAAAGTTTATTGGTGACGATAAATTTTTCATGTTCAGCACTGACCAAGAAGGTGAAAAGGTTGCTGAATTTATGGAAGCGCCTTATGGCAATAATAGGCGTTGGGGTAAATTTGCAGATACTAAGGATGAATGGGATCCAGAAGGTGTTTGGTTAAGAATTCAGGATAAAGGTCTTCCTGTTCTTTACCATCCGGATACTACTTTTACTTATACTGTTTATTAAGTCGTATTTTTGGTTACTAATGGATGGGGCACAAAATGCCCCATCCATTTACAAGGAGGACAATCATGATAGTTGTGAAATTAATGCAGACGTTAAAGGTTAGTGAATTAGGAAGATTGATTCCAATAGGAACAGTTTTTCGTGGTAAAAACAGAAAAGATTTCCCAAAGTGGTTACAAGCAGAAATAAAGTACTTTGAAGCTACCCCTAAACGTTCAACATTACTTATCAAAGAAATGCTCGAAAAAGTAGCACCAATCGACTCCGATGCAGACAAAAAAGATGTTGATGATGTTGATGCTGTAAAAATAGAAGAAAATGATGTTCCCGACAAAGATCCTGAATCGGAATCGGAGAAAGAAAATTCCCCAACTTTGAATAAACGAAATAAGAAATAGGGGTTATTATGGCATTAGAAAATGAAGAGGAATTAGTAAGTTTTGTTAAAGACACCATGGGAGCTTCTTACGAGAAAGTTACAGATGATGGTTTTAAACGAGCTTCGTCCCAAGCTCAAGCTGAACTTCATTGGTCTTTGCCATTGAATGACTCTTTTAAAGAATATTGGTTGGTTGAGCGGACTAAAAGATTTGTTACAAATATACTTCTTTTTGAATCCGCTCACAAATTCCAATATAAAAAAATTAGTCTCCAACATAGATTTGCTCAGTATATTCAATTGATCAAATTGATGGATGATGAATTCAAAGCAGCATTAGAAGATAATCCTGATGTTTTTGATACTGGTGTATGGCCGAATCTTGCATTTTATCTTACTAATGGATTTCAATATGATACAGATGGTGAGGATTTAACTTACTTTTAAGGGAGTTTACATATGGCAGGAATTGGCGGAGATATTAAAGATGTCTTACAAGAACTTGGAACTCCGTTTGTTCTTGTTAAACTTGATGGTTCAGAATTAACAGGAGAAAGTCTGGACTATGAAATGTATTATGAACAAAGTACGGAGTTCATTAGACAGTTTGCCTATTCTGGCGATTTTCAATATGATTCTCAAGTAGAAGGTGGAGATATGCTTGTTTTTGATAATAAGCATTTTTTGGTTATGAATGTCAAAAAGACTTTATTTGAGAATGAACCTGTAGACCATTCTAATTTTTTCATTGAAACAAATACTCTCGGTAGAATTTCACGTGGTGGTGAAGTCAGAGATCCAATAACTAAAGAAATAGTTACCATTTGGGCAACTGTTCTTGATAATGTTTATGGCACAATGGTGTCACTTGCTACAGCAGATAATTCTATGGGAAGTGTTACTACAACTTTAGATAGATTTACGTTATTCATTCAAGGTTTTACTTCTGTTAGACCTGGTGATAGATGGTATCCGGATGTAACTGATCTTACAGAATATTATCAAATTATGGAGATTGATAAATATAGGTTTACCGGTTTGCTTACATTAAAACTTATTGAGGATGCTCGAAAATAATGGCTCTTGATACAAATATGCTATTTTCTCTTAATGGGAAAGATTTTTTATCTTCTTACGGGAAGTTGGAAGAATCGTATAAGTATTTTAGAGGTACTGTTCAAACAATGGCTCATTGGAGTGCTACTTCTGGTGGTGGTCGTTTTACTAAATTAATAAGTCTTGATTTTATATCACAATTAAAGAAATGGATGATCCAAGAAAAATTTAAAAGTTCTGAACCGTACAATGAATATTATGGTAGAATGAAGAAAGATTTAGATTCACGGTTTTGGATGCTCCGTGGTAATGTGTATAAGAATATCAGTATTATTTATAGAGGTAAACATACACAGACTGTTGGAATTCGTAGAGATTTGCCAAAAATACCCAGAATTGGTATTGATGGTAAGGCGTATGGTACAATAAGCATTGCTGTATATGCTATGATTAATGAATTTGGTGGTAAGAATGTAAAAGCAAGACCATTGTTCCAACCGGCAATGTTAGAATTTATCCAACACCATTTTCCACCAATGGCTAAAATGGTAAAAAAGGCTATTATTATAGCGGCTAAAAAAGAAGAAGAAAGAGTAATCCAACGTACTTCTGCTAAAGGGGATATTAGTAATGTCATAAGTCAAGCTTCTTTAGGAGATATAGATAAAGTGGCTAATAAAAATATTGATCGTGATTTTAGTCAGGATGTTT